GCCCTGGCACAAACCATTATTCGAGAAGTCCCGCCTGGTTACTTGTCACCACCGCCAGAACTCACCACGGAGGCACAGCCAAGTTGATGACGACCACTCTTCATGGACGGCAAGAGGTCGTTATTCAGGCCCCTGAGCTCAGAGGCGCAGCATTAGAACTTGGCAGATGTCGAGATTTAGAGTGCTTGCTTGATGGGCCAGCAGGGACCGGAAAAAGTTATGGGGCCTTATTTAAGGTGAACATGATGTTAACCTTGTATCCTGGCTCTAAATGGCTACTTGCTCGTAAAACCAATACCGCGCTTGCTGGCTCTGCCGTGGCAACCTATCGTGAATTGCTTCATCCATCTGAAAATGTCCGGTTCTTTGGTGGGAATAAAATCAAACCGGCAGCATTTGAGTACCCCAATGGGAGCCAACTTATCGTCAATGGGCTTGACAAGCCTGACAAGGTGAAAAGTTGGGAGTTTGACGGTGCGATGATTAATGAATGTAGCGAGTGTTCGCTTGAAGATATTGAATTTGTTCGCTCTCGACTTCGCCACGGCAAAGGCCCCTATCATCAGTTAATCATGGACACCAATCCTGATGCTCCCACTCATTGGTTAAATGTTCGCTGCAATGAGGGTATCACCACCAGATTGCTCAGTCGTCACGAAGACAATCCTCGCCTCTACGATACGAAAACCAATGACTGGACGCAAGAGGGACGGCGGTATATCTTTGAGGTGTTAGGTGGGCTGACAGGTGTCAGGCTTGCACGATTGCGCTATGGTGTGTGGGCCGCTAGCGAGGGCAGTGTGTACCAAGACTCCTGGGATAGGAATAGAAATGTGATAGACCGCTTTCCTCTTCCTGCTACCTGGGAAAGGTACTTATGCATCGATTTCGGGTTCGTGAATCCCTTTGTCTGTGGCTGGTGGGCAAGAGACCCCGATGGGCGGCTTATCTGCTATCGTGAGATATACCTGACCCAAAAATTAGTTGAAGACCATGCCAAAGATATCAAGCGGCTTTCCCGTTGGGGTCAAGACGGAGGCGACCCTCTCCCACGAGAGATTATCTGCGACCATGACGCAGAAGGCCGCCAGACGCTCGAAAGACACTTAGGGTTAATCACGCGCCCAGCCTATAAAGCGGTATCTGAAGGTATCCAGGCTGTAGCGGCAGTCTTGAAACCTGCTGGTGATGGACGACCACGCCTTATGTATTTCAGAGATGCGCTTGTTGAACGTGATAGGGACTTGGCGGCTAGGAAGAAGCCCACTTGCACGGTTGAGGAATATGATACGTATATTTGGAGGCAAGGCCCGAATGTAACCGTCAAAGATGAGCCGAACAAGGAAGATGACCATGGAATGGATATGTCAAGATATATCGTAGCACGCTTTTCTTTGCGCCCAACCGACGTTCGGTATTCATCGCGGATATACTGAGAGTGTATCGGCATTGCACTGGCGCGCACGAGCGAGGATAACGAGGCAAGGGAGGAAGGAGGAGCAATGAGGGTAATCAAGTTTCATGCTGTCCACAAAGCCACCGGTCAACGCTACATTGTCGTGAGTATGGACTTCACGAAGACAGGTATCTATGCGCTCTTCTTACTCGATATGCACGAATGTGTGAAGCTGACCACAACCCGGGTTGATGAATACAGTGTTCTGCAATTCACGGGCTTACATGATAAATCAGGACAAGAGATATATGGAGGGGACAAAGTGCAAGGGAGAGATGGAGTGGGCATCGTGCGATGGATCGGTGATGGATGGCGAGTTGACTTGGGCGAGGGTTGGATGAGATTGTCTGAGGATATCTGGGAGGTGGTGAGATGACGCAAACCATGCAACCGCCAACAACACAGGCTTTACCTGTCTATGAGATTACTGAGCAGGATAAGAAACGATTGCAAGCTATCGCGAGTGCCTGGCAGGCGTACGACGGTCTCTTAGACCCACCACTGCAAAAAATGCCGGATGGCACCGACCCCAACGTCATGTCAAATAGAATGGGCCCCATTGTCGATAGAGGCATAGACTTCTTATTCGGCAAAGAATTAGAGATATCCGTTGAAGAAGACGCACCCAAAGAAGCACAAGACTTCTTGAATGAGATATGGGGGCGTAAAGAAGCCCGTATTCCACTCTTGCAAGATTTAGCCATGAATGGAGCCATGGCTGGGCGTGCCTTCCTGCGCATTGTGCCTACACCTGATGGCTCGTTTCGCCTGGTGGTGGTTGACCCTGCTACCGTGTTTGCGGCTACCGCACCACAAGACTGCGAGACCGTGCAGTTGTATTGCATTGAATACGCAACCACTGAGAAACGCAACGGCAAACCGGTTCAGGTGTACTACCGTGAAGAGATGAGCCGTATTGACCTAGATGAAGGTGCTGAGCCTGCGATGCAGGACACCGATGCCACATGGCAAATCCAGCACTGGACGCGTGAAGGTGAGCGGGGGCAGTGGCAAGCAGCAGGGGAGCCTATTGAGTGGCCTTATCCGTTTGCTCCCTTGTTCTCCTGTAAAAACTTGCCCAGACCTAACGACTTTTGGGGCAAGCCAGATATCACCCCTGACTTGATAGGCGTGAATAAGTCACTCAACCTCACGCAGTCCTGTATCAACCTGGTGAATATTCTGTATGGCCATCCTATCCTGTATGCGACAGGAACGGGAGAGCAGGTCATTGACATTAAACCTGGGAAGATTATCGGGTTGCCACTCGGAGAGAGTAAGATTGTAGCGGTTCCCATTGCCTCTGACATGGCGAATGCACTGGCCTTTACGGCAAACTTGCGCTCAGATATTGATGAGCAGTCCGCGACTCCTGGTGTCGCGACAGGGCGCATTAGTGACTTGCCGAGGGGCAACATGTCAGGCATTGCTATTGAGTTATTGTTTATGCCATTGCTCCTCAAAAGTGAAAAGAAAAGATGTTTGTACGGCAATCTTTTGATAGAAGTTAGTAAAGCTTTGTTAGTTCTCAACAAGATGAGTGAAGATATCGACATCACACTTGCTTGGCAGAACCCACTTCCACACGATGATTTGCAAAGTGCTCAGTACGCTGTAGCTCTTAAGGGGCTTTCTGTCTCGGATACGACGCTTTTGAGGAACTTAGGTTTTGACCCTGAAGAGGAGGCTGCTCTCAGTGCCGAAGAGGATGCGAAAAAGATGACTTTATATAGCCAAGGGAGAGGTTTTCCACCATCTCCCCCGACTAATCAGGCCCCTCCTGAGCAGCCACAAGCACAAGCACCACAATCACCCTTCATTGGTCGGGATAATCAGGGAGGACAGCCATGAGTCAGGGACGATTACAGCAAGTCGTAAAAGACTATCGGCAAGCCCTCAAGCAACGTGAAGCTGAAGCCTCGCAGGCTTTAGAGCAAGCCTATGCGCAAGTCCTTGCACAGATACAGCCTCATCTTGACAAGCTCTACCTCCTTATTGCCGAGCGAAAAGCCAACGGCGAGGAGGCCACACCGGCTTTGTTGTATGAACAACGTCGCTTAGAGACCCTGAAACTCTTCATCACACACGCTATCTCCCATTTTGGTGCATTAAGTCATATGACCGTTTCGCAACTGCAACACGAAGCCGTTACCCTTGGTCAAGAGGCGGCACAAGCCTTGATGCAAGCCACTGTACCCAAAGGCGTGTCGTTCTCGTTTGGTGTTCCTGACCCATCAGCTATAGCAAGCATTCTCGGTGCGACACAAGCCGGTTCACCTCTTGCCGACCTCTTCAATGGCTTTGGGCAAGAAGCGGCTAAACTCACGAGTGAGGCTCTCATACGTGGGTTGACCTTGGGCAATAATCCCAGGCAAATCGCACGGGATGTTCAGCAGGCATTAGGGGTATCACGCAATCGGGCTTTGGTCATATCACGCGACCAATCCAATCGTGCATACCGGTCTGCATCCCTCGAAAATTATCGGGCAAATGAAGCGTCTCTGAGTGGATATCGTCGACAAGCTGACCTCTCAGCTAGAACGTGTGCCGCTTGCCTGGCACTTGATGGCAAGGAGTACCGCTTGGATGAAGACCCTGAACTTCACACGTGTGACCGGTGTGTGATGGTTCCCATCACGAAGTCTTGGGAGGACATTTTATCAGGTTTGGGCATAGATACCTCAGATATACCGGAGACGAGTGTGAGTGTGAGTGAGCGAGAAACGGGTCAGGATTGGTTGGCAAACCAAGATGAGGCGACACAGCGTCAAGTCCTGGGTAATGCGGGTTATGAGTTGTATGCGTCGGGGGACGCAAATTTGCAAGACTTTGCACAGACCTCACATGACCCTGATTGGGGGCCACAATTGGCCGTGAGACCGGTCAAAGAATTAGCGAAAGGCAAATCATGATTACTCAAGAGCAAGCGGAACACGCGTTTTATGCACACTACTTACAACCACAGTCCTCTTCCAAGCCTGAAATACGTCATGTGCAATTCGAGCAAGTTGACACGGCTACGATAGAGCTTGATGACGATATCGGCCCGTTTGACTTGCAAGAGCAGGGATGGAAATGCACCTTCGAGATACGCTATAGACGATTGCATTTAGGTGAATGGACGGGAGACTATTCTGAGTGGCGAAAAAAGACATGCTACATCGTTGAGCCAGAGCCAGGGCCATATGTGCTTGATTGAAGACAAGAAAGGAAGCATCTCACGATGGGATACATACAAATTGGCATCTGTCCAGAACATGACCTATGCACAGTTTCAGGCATTGAAAGGCAAATGAACCATGATAACAAATCAAGGCTACGATATCATCAAGCAGCATCTCGCCGAACAAGCCATTGCCTTTGTGGAGTCCATGTGGGAGATTGTCAAAGGCTTTGCAGACACCGACCCCTATGTTTACAACGACAATAGCGGCATGATGGAATGCCTGTATTGCTTTGACTCGTATGGATGGGCACCAACTGACAAGCATACGAAAACGCATGATGCGGATTGCTTGTGGCTACAGGCTCATAATCTTGTTGAACAGGCACAAGAACGGGAGAAAGAACCATCATGAAAGCACTCCTCGCACCCACCTTCATCGTCGCCTTCTTCATTCTCGTGCGAGCGGGCGACTTGGCTTTTACGTATGGCCTTGCACGAGAGTATATCAGAGCCATTCTGTATGCTCTCGCTGCCATATTAGCTTTAGTTGTGGTTATCCTGGCCTTATTGGCCGTGTGAGAAAGGAGACTCGCGATGACTTCTGAGCAACTCGGTTCCTTGTTGGGGCCAAAGATGCTGAGAGCTCTGGCAATAAGCTTGACCTCTGCTGGACGAGCGAGACTAGACAAAGAAGCCCGATATGAGCAAGAGATACTCAAAGTGATGTGTGTGCTTCCTGGCAAGTATCGATACGCGCAGGTAGAGGCCGCTATCAATGCGTCAGGGACGTGGCCAGAGGACATTTATGAATGCCTTGCTGCGAACAATCAGACTTTTGCGCTAGTACGATTCTATGAGGCTCTGAACGGGCCACAATGAGAAAGGAAACTATGAATAAACAAGAACTCATTGAATTGCTCGCAGACAAAGAACATGATAGTTGGGCACGCTGGCAATCGTATCTCTTTTCTCGGTGTCCATTCACCCTAGAAGGAGATGCAATTATTCCGCGTGAACTGGTACAACGCTGGAAAAGACAAATAAATACTCCTTATGCAGAACTATCCGAGCAAGAGAAGCAATCAGACAGGAATGAAGTGGCTCATATCGTGCCTCTCATCGACACGTACGTGTCTTGGCTCAGAAAGGAGACCAATGACCAAACCACCTGAACCCAATCCGCGCAAATGTCACACGGAAGATGCCATGCGACGTGCCTTAGCCCGTTTTGCCGCGTTGCGTGACCATCTCAACTTGCTACGTGACGACGATGACCCTGTAGCACTGCTTGAAGATGCCATTGAGGAAGTGTTGCAACGACGGCAAACCATGCAAGAGCATCTGGCGTATATGCAGATGCAAGTGGTGAAGATGGCACGGCAATAAGGAGGTGCATTATCAAATACTGGCTAGACTCTGAATTTCTGGATACCGGAGACAAGATAGACTTGGTATCTATCGGGATTGTGTGTGAGGATGGACGTGAACTGTATGCTCAGTCTTGCGAGTTTGACTACAGACAAGCATCCGCGTGGGTCAAAGAAAACGTGCTTCGTCATTTGCCGATGTGTCCTTGGGCACCTCCATCAGAAAAGGAGATACCTGGGCTTTATCGTGCTGATAGAGCCTATCACAAAAAGTATGGTGGGCAATGCATAGACCAGCAACGCGGACTCATTCATAATTGTCCTTGGCGTACACGTGAGCAATTGAAGCGTGATATCCTCTCATTTATGGATGTTGAGGCATATGGCAAGCCTGAACTGTATGGGTGGTGTGCGAGTTACGATTTTGTCGCTCTCTGTCAGCTCTTTGGAACCATGATGGACTTGCCTGCTGGCTATCCGCACTATATTTGCGACTTGCAACAGACATTAGACGAACGAGGCATTCTCGACAATATGTTACCCAAGCAAGAAAGCGGTATCCATAATGCTCTTGAAGACGCAAGACACACCAAGCGATTGTGGGAATGGTTGAGGGAACAGCATGAGTAAACTGGCTTTGCAAGCAGCTTCTTGCTTTACAAGTAAGCGCAAAAGTGGTACAATTGATCTAGAAATATTGTTGCCCCTGCGGGTACTGGAATACCCCAGAGGCCGGATACACCTGATTGGAGATGTACCAATGGATACTGTATCACCTCATACACAAGATGACAATACTCCTAGGAAGCAATGCAAAGGCCCATGCAGTCGTTGGCTTCCCGCTACCCCTGAGTTCTTCAAAATCCATTATAAGGCAAAAGATGGATTGGTAGCTAAGTGCAGAGAATGTAGAGACGTAATAAGGATATGTGGTGTATGTGGATCACAGAAGACGAGGAGAATGGTGAGCGGAACAAGCCGTTCTGTATGTAAAGTATGTGAGCGGCGGCATGGTTATGAGTCATTCAAGCGTAAGGGGTCTCCGCCTACTACCGATGCCATAAGAGCTATAAAGGCGCGGAATCGTAATAAGATAAGACCGAGTGGACTTAAAAATGCCAAAGTATGGAGACTAAGAACAGACTTTGGCCTTGAGGAAGCAGATTACTTACGTTTGTTAGAATCTCAGGACGGACATTGTGCTATCTGTCAAAAACAACTACTAAAGGGTGCCCATGTAGACCATGACCATGAAACTGGAGTGGTTCGAGGCATTTTATGTAATCGCTGTAACATCGGACTTGGATATTTCTCTGAAAGTCCTGAAAGTCTGAGAAATGCTGCGTTCTACATTGAGTCTTGGAAGGGGTATCCACATGAAACGCCGTGATATTCATGAGTTTCAGCAAGTCCTCGATGACCGTGGTATCTCTGATGAGGAGATACCCGAACAAGAAGAGGGATTACACAACGCATTAGCCGATGCTCAACATCTCAAAAAGGTGTGGGGGTATATCGTGCGAAATGATGCTTGGCAATAAGGCGCTTGGTATTACATCTATCTGTCTGTCCTATCACCATATCATCATATTGCATTGACAATATGAGAAGGAAGCAAGTATACTCATGGGAGAAACACCCTCAACTGAAGGTGCAAGCGTGACGCCGACACCGACAGCACCGCCCGCGACGGGCACATCGAACACGGCCCCAGGTAGCGCGACGCCACCAACGAAGCCGAGCGTAAGTATTGAGGACGCATTAGCACGTATCGCGGAATTAGAACACGCGAACAAGAACGCCACGGAGGAACGCGACCGGCATCGCAAGAAACTCTCGACGTATGAAGAGGCGGAAAAGAAAGCACAAGACGCCCAACTCTCTGAGGTCGAACGTATCAAGAAGCAACACGCCGATTTGCAAGTCCAGCATGATACCTATGTTCGCACCATGCAAGAACGGCTTATCAAAGCAGAGATACAGTTGCAAGCCAGTAAGTTGCATGTGATTGACCCTGGCGACGCAGCCAAGCTTCTTGACTGGTCTGAGTTGGAATATGATGAGGATGGCATGCCCAAGAATGCAGATAAGCTCCTGGAAAAGTTGTTGAAAGCGAAGCCCTATCTGGCATTAGCCTCACAACAACAGACAGAGCCAACGCAGAACGGCACCACGCCAGCACAAAACCCAACGAGACCGAATACGCCTGCTCTTCCTGCGATGAACCCAGGACGGACAACCATTACCCCGCCTGGACAGGCACCCGGTCAACATCCCTCGAAAATTGGATGGGGTGACGTGTATAAACGCCCGTAATCCCAGATGAACTGAATATCTTTTGTACCTCTTGCTCAGCACCTAAACACGGTTTGGATATTGAGCTAGCGGTAGTCAGGAGATCCACGCTATGGCTATTGGAGCCGGAACGGTGACATTGGCGGATTACGCTCTCATGAGCAATAGCCCGCTTATTCAGAAGGTCACTTACTCTCTTATCTTGTATGCCAACGTCATACAAGATATCCCTCTTGTCGAAAAGAAAAGCCTTGTCGTCAATGGCGCAAGGTTTGAAGGCAACCTTCCCACGGTCAACTGGTCGCAGCTCAATGCTGAAGGCGTGACCACCAAAGGCACGCCCACTCCCTATCAGGAACAAGCCTATATTATCCGCAACTACATTGATGTGGACAAGTTTCTGGTGGAGGAAGAAAACGCCATCGTTGACCCTCGTGGCGTGCAAACCGACGCCTATCTCAAAGCCCTCACCTATGACCTCAACTACAAGTTCATCAAGAATGACCATATCACCGGTGATGTGAACTCGTTTGTTGGGATTCGCTCCCGTATCGATAATGGCAGTGTGTTTGGTGTGCGTTCAGAGAACAAGATTGATGCCGGGGGAGTTGACCTCTCACAAGGCGGTCTCACCCAAGCCACAGCCAACAAGTTCTTGGAGCAGCTTGACCAACTTCTCTGGAGCGTAGATAGCCCAACCGGTTCGGGTGTGGTCCTCTACATGAATGAGGTTATGCGCCGACGTTTCGCCTTTGCCATGAGAACGATGGGGACAAGCGGTGGCTTGGCTATCACTCAGGACCAGTTCAATCGCACGATTGAAATGTATAAGGGTGCGGTCATTCGTGACCCAGGCTACAAAGCCGACCAGTCCACGCGTATCATCACCACCACGGAAACCAACCTCGGTGCTGATGGTTCATCCAACTTCACCAGCATTTACGCCGTGAATTATGATACTGACCACTTCTTCGGCTGGCAGTTCAACCCGCCCAATGTCCAAGACTTGGGTTTGATTTACAATGGTGCGATATATCGCACGCTTATTGACTGGGCCTGTGGACTCGTGAATACCTCAAACCGCTCTCTGGGTCGTTTGTACGACATTAAGATATCGTGAGTCTGAAAGGAGAATATCATGCCAACTGATGCACTGCTGTCTTTTCAGGCATCTGTAACAAAAACGGCGACCTTCAATTCAACAGGCGTGGATTTGGTGACGGGAACGCCACGGCGCGGTCTGAAATGTCGAGTCATCTATAGTGCTGCGAGCACCTCAGCTGGTGCTGGCTCGCTTACCTTCCGTGTCACCGAGTCCAGTGATAACAGCACGTTCACCGGCATAATGCAGACCACAGAAAGCACAGTAACGCTCTCGACAACTGCCGTGAGTGGAGAGCTCTTTATTCCCTTCGAAACCAGTAAACGCTATGTTCGTTTGGAGTTATCCGCCATCTCTGGTACGGGAGCGACAGTGACGTACTTCGCAGACCCCGTCCTATCCAGGCCGTAAGTTGAGAGTGTGAGGAGAGGAGACACGCGATGGCCAGAAGTACGATGTCAAGTCTGATATCGCGTGTTCGCTTGCTCATAAACGACGCTGCCGGGTCAAGTCAGATATTCTCTGATGATGACATTCAGAACGTTATGGATGAAGCGCGCATAGACTACAAAAATCTTGCCCTGGTTGCTCGCCCGACCTTCACGGGGTCAACGATAGCTTACCTCGACTATTGGGCTGATGTCGGCGGCGGTTGGGAAGACGGCTATACCTTGAAGCAATACCTCATCACGACCGTCACGGCAAGCGTGTTAGAGCCGATTGCAGGTCACTGGCAGTTTTCGGCGAGTACCTTCCCGCCTGTGTTCATCAATGGGTCTCAGCATGATGTGTATCGCGCAGCCGCCGATTTGCTAGAACGATGGGCTGCCAAGTATGCCACGCGGTTCGATTTTGCATCGGATGGTCAGAGTTTCAAAGTCTCCCAAGCCTCTCAGCAGTTGTGTGCTCTTGCCACACAATATCGCAGGAAACAACGTCCAGGCTCACTCACTCTGATACGCTCAGACATGGCCGGTAAGTCAGGGAGGGTGTCTTTGGGGCCACAAGAGATAGACCGTATGGCTAGTGGCTGATGGGAGAGTGTGAGTGTTAAGTTCCGCAGAAATCACGAGCATGACCTCAGTTGTGGTCAGCAGTCTTGATATAACCGTCACCATCCAACGCAAGACAACTGCACCTGATGGCTATGGGCATACCACCGAGACATGGGTAACACAGAGCACGCCGAAGGTCAATATCATGAAGCCGTCTGCTACGCAGTTGCAAGCCTTTGCTGGCATTATCGGGTCACAGTGGGCTGCACTGATACGGTTTGCACTGACGACGGACATTCGTGAAGGAGACCATATCCTTTATCAAGGTCAAACGTGGCTTGTTCAACACATACTCAACGCTGAGTCGTACACGTTTGTTTTAGATGCCTTGATGACAGTGGTGGTCTGAGGTGAGATGAAATGGCAACAAGTTTTAACCACTACGCACAGCTTGCTACCGCATTCCATGAGGCGTGTAAGCAGATTGTTATCAAAACTGCGCATGACTGCCAAGCTAACATCCAAGCTCATATTAGAGCGAACGGTCAAATAGATACAGGCTTTATGGTCAATTCAGTCTATACAGTCACAAGTGAGGGAAGCAGTTACTCAGGTGGAACGGATGCTTTGCCAGAGGTACAAGCGCCTGAGAATGATACAACGGCTTATGTTGGTGTAGCGGCTTCATACGGCTACTGGCAGAATTATGGCACAACGAGACTTCCAGCCCGCCCCTTTTTTGAGCCTGGAATAGAAGAGACTCGTGCCTCGTTCGAGGCAGCCTGTGCCGCTATCGAAGACAAGATGAGGCAAGCTGGGATATGAGTGAAGTCGCGCAATGTTTTCAATGGATTGTTTCCACTTGCCAAGCCGATACGACTCTTATGGCATCAGCCACGGGTGGTATTTGGACAGGCTTTGCCGACCAAGGAACGATTGCGCCTTACGTGCTCATTGTGCAACAAGCCTCTCCTGATGCCTTAACGATGCAAGGGGTTCGTTTGTTTGCGAGGTTGCTTTTGCAAATCAAGGGCATTTCACCAGCATCCCAATTTGCAACGCTGGTCACGGTCGCAAATCGTCTCGATGCGCTTTTCAAGGATAAGCGCAATGTGGCTCTCAGCCTCGGTGGGGTCTTGAGTTGTTACCGCGAGTCTAGCCTTGCCTACGATGAAGTCTCGAATGGAGTTCATATCTCCCACCTTGGTGGGTTGTACCATATTGACTTGCAAGGCAGTTAAGCCAGGGATAAGTGGAAGTGAGGGAAGAAAATGACGTGGACAGCCGAGCGGACTACGATAAATCAGAAGTGCCAAATAGGGGCAGAAAGCACAAGTGCTTTAGGAACGTCAGTAGCGGCGTCAAAACTGGTAGAATGCCTGGACTTTCAATTCCAGATAAACGGCGACACCAACCTATACACTCCTACTGGAAGAAAATATCCTAACATTTTGGAAGAAAATACAGAATGGATTGATATGACTCTCGGTGGAAACCTCGATTATAATGGTGTCCTCTATCCACTCGCTGGTGTGATGGGTTCAGCGTCACCAGTGGCTCATGGCTCATCTGCGACCGCGAAAGATTGGGTGTTCACGCCACCGGTGACGGGTAGTGTTGTGCCACAAACCTACAGCATTGAACAGGGTGATACGGTGCGTGCTCACAAGTTCGCTTATGGTCTCTTCACTGAGTTTGGGTATAAAGGCACACGTAAAGACTTCACCTGCTCAGGCAAGGGCATTGCACAACCTCTCAGTGACGGTATAACGATGACCAGTTCGCCCACCGCTGTCGCCTTATCGCCTGTCGTTGCCAAACACGTCAATGTCTATCTCGACTCGACATCAGGCGGGCTAGGAACGACACTTCTCACTCGTGTTCTCTCCGTGGATTACCTCTTCACGGGTTTATATGGGCCATTGTGGGTACTCAACCGTGCCACGACGGGATGGACGGCACATGTCGACCTCATGCCAAAGGCCACTCTCAAACTCAAATTGGAAGCCGATGCAAATGGGATGGCCTTGCTCTCCTACTTGCAAGCAGGTTCCACGCAGTTTGTGCGTGTGAGTGCGCAGGGTGTGCAGATAGCCGCTGATGGGCCAGGGGCGGTCAATGCGACCATTCAGCATGATATGGCTGTGAAGATAAACAAACCCACGGGAACGTTTGCCGACGACCAGGGGGTGTTCGCTCTCGAATGGGAACTCGATATCATCGAAGACCAAACGTGGGGCAAAGCCCAGACATTAACCGTTACCAACCTTATCACTGCTCTTTAGAGGGATTATGCCAGTTAGTTTAGCCAAGATAGCCAGTAATACCGCGAGTGTAACTCTTGCCGTGGGTGAGGATACCGTCACGATTGTGTACTACCCATCTCGTGTGACGGAAAGGACGTTCGCACAATTGCAAGCCTTTAGTCGCATGAATGAGGCCACGATGGGGTCAACGTTTGGGGACTTCAATGAGATGCTTGCCAAGCTTATCAAAAGTTGGGATGTGTATGAAGACGAAGAGCAGCAGGTGATGTTTCCACTTGACGCAGAGCGGTTATCAGAATTGCCACTCGTGTTTCGCTCTGAAATCATGCGGGCTATTATGGGGGATATTCGCCCGGAAGCCTTCGCGTCTCAGACCAGGACGAGGTTGACCCCGAACTCCTTGGGTTGAGACGCTACTTAGCCATGGGCGGACAAATGGGCTTTTGCCCTGACTGGTACCTGGTCATACAAGCGGCCAAGTATTTAGGGGTGGCCCCCTGGGAGATGTTAGAGCAGTCGGTGTGGTGGCGTGATCGCGCATTCATTGCGATGACAGCCGAAATTCAGGCAAAGCAAATCGTCAAGGGAGGAGGTGGTTAGCATTTCTATCACAGCAGCGCAACTTGTGGGAAAAGTGAGTATCGAGGGCGCGGATGAAGGGCAGACTAGCCTCAAAAATGTCGGACAGGCCGCCGATACGCTCGGCCAAAAGCTTGAGAGCGTCAAGCCCTTTGATGCTAGCAAAACGATAACGGATGTTGACGTAGCCGAAGCCAGGTTTACGCTTCTCCAAGAGAAGGTCAAACAGGCACAACAAGCCTTGCAAGAGATGCAAGATGCATCAGCACGTGGCGAGAAGGTGGAAGGCATCGAAAGCGCAGAGGCCAACCTGACCATCTTGCAAGCCAAAGCCCAAGAAGCGGGCGCGGCTATGTATGATTTATCCATCTCTGAATTAGCGGCAGACACGGCAGCAAAAGAGACGGCCTCTGCATCAGACCAATTAGCATCACAAGAGAAAAAGGCTGGTGATGCTGCTCAGCAAAGTTCCGGCCAACATGAATCACTCGCGCGAAAGTTGCTCACCATTGGCTCTCAAATGGGGCAAACTATTTTCGGCTTCCAACAACTCTACCAGGGTGCAGTTGGCTTTGGGCAAGCCCTGCTTGGGCCAAATGCGGCTATGGAGCAAACCACCGTTGCCTTTGAGACGCTCTTGGGCAAGGGCAAAGCCACACAAGACTTCCTCAAACAAATGCAACAATTTGCGGCGGCGACTCCTTTCACCTTCCCTGAAGTGGCGACCTCCGCTCAGCATATGCTCGCCTTTGGTTTCTCCGCCAAGCAAGTCTTGCCTTATCTCACCAATATTGGCGATGCCATGTCGGCCATGGGCAAAGGCTCAGCCAATATTGACCACATTGTCGAAGTATTCGGGCAAATGCACGCGGCGGGCAAGCTCAATGCTGGCGACATGATGCAACTTGCCTCTGAGGGTATCCCAGCATGGAAGTTCTTAGCCGATGCGATGGGCAAAACCGTTCCTGAAGTCCAGAAACTTTCCTCACAAGGTCTCATTCCTGCTGATAAGGCTATACAGGCTGTCTCCGATGGCATGCATAAGATGTTTGGTGGTGGGATGCAAGCTCAGGCGACGACCTTCAACGGCTTGCTCTCTACCTTCCAGGATAACATTGGCATGGCGATGCGAGCCTTTACGGGGCCACTCTTTGATATGGCGAAGAAGGGGCTAGAGACGCTAGGAAACCTGGTGTCCTCTCCGGCTTTCCAGCACTTTGCTACCCAGATGGGGCAAAACGTTGGCAAGGTGCTTCTCAATGTAGGGGATATGCTCGTGAAGTATCTTCCCTCCTGGAAACAATTGGGAGACTTTTTCACCGTTGCCACATCCAAGGGCGGCATTCTTCAGGTAGGCATGCATGACCTGGGAGATATTCTCTCCAAAGTGATGAGTACGGTTACGACGCTCAGTGATGACCTCTGGAAGTTCGGTACCGGTATCCTTGACGCCGCGAACAAAAGTGGTGCCATTCAATCTGTCCTTAAAACCATTCATGATATTTTGCCCGATGTCGCCACGTTTTTTACTCGCGCTGGTGATGACCTCAATCAGAACTTGCTCCCACCTCTTGAGAAGCTGATTACCAATGTTGGCACCTCCATCAAAAACTTCGCGGACTGGTTGGATAAAAGCGGCATTCTTAAAACGGCTCTGAGCGACTTAGGTGACGCCACCAATACCCTTTCAGGCTATGCAGGGACATTAGTCGGGTGGGTCGCTGACCTCGTGGGGTATTTCAACGACAATGCGCCAGCCGCCGAGGCTCTCAAAGCGGCTCTTTTGGGTGTTGGGTCGGCCATTGTGGCGATGAAAATTGTGGATTTCGTGAATAACATCATTGATATGGGCAAGAACATTGTCGATGCTGCGGGAAAGTTTCTTGAGTTTGCCGGAGACATCAAGCAACAGGTGATGGATGCTCTGCATACGTTCTCGAACAAGGGACTCACTGAAGTCCAGGACGCACTTGGGAAAACGAGAGAGTCTTCAGAGGCGACCAAAGGCTCATTTGAGACGCTGGGTCCAGCCGCTCAAACGAGTGCGGGTGAAGTGGATATGGCCTCGGCGGATATGGAAAAAGACATGAAGGGTATTGGAGCCTCGGCGGATGGAGCGACCGCACAAATTGAGACCATTGGGCCTGCGGCAATGACGGCTAAAGGCGAAGCGGATGCCGCGACGGCGGGAATTGAGGGTGATGCGGCGGCAGCGAAAACCAGCTTGAACACGGTGGGGCCATCGGCCATGATTGCCAAAGGGGAAGCCGATGTGGCTATGGCAGGAGTCGAGGCAGATGCGACGGCGGCCAAAGTGAGTATCAGTGGACTGACGGCTATGCTCGGCGGCCTGCTCTCTCTCATCAATATTGGGGAAAGCACCATTAAGCAAAACCGCATGACGCCTGACCAAATTAAGCAATGGCAAAAAGACCACCCTGGTGTCCCTGTGCCAAAGGAATTTACGGGCTATGCCGAAGGGACGGATGACGCGCCTGGTGGATGGTCATGGGTTGGCGAAAAAGGGCCTGAGCTTCTCTATGTCCCAAAAGGTGCCCAAGTGGTACCCAATAATCAACTCGGCAGTATGTCGAGCCATGCGTCCTCTTTACCATCTACAGGTACCCCTATCATTTTATCGATTGATGGGAGACAATTCGCTTCTGTCATTTTGCCTCATCTTGCGAGCCAAATGAGATATAACCTTGGAGTTTTTGGAAGATGAAAATGAAAAGAATCTTATTAGAACAATCTTCCACCTTTACTCCATTCGTGAGGGAGCTTGTTATTCTTACTCAGATTACAGTGGGGACAGCTCAATACGACATAATTCATATCATGTCGCGGATTATGCTCCGTCCGGCTTATAGGGATAGTATGCTCAAGATGATAGACGTAACACCCCTTGACCTTCTCAAACTTCGCAAAGCAATAATAGCACTTATGCTTTTGAGCTTTGAGCTTCTCTTGTATCTGCTGAGCAGTCAATGTTCCAAGAATGGCTTTCTTTTGTGCGCGGCGTCTGTGTTGGTGGGCTTTGCCTACTCTCTGGCCTTGCTCGGTCTTCCTATATGCTCGACCTTGTTCCTGTATTTCTTCTCGGTGAGTAGCACTATATGCTGCCTTCTGCTCACGTATATGCTCCTCATGTTTTGCTCGGTAGCGTTCCCCCCGTTGGCGTCTATGCTCCTGATGTTCTTGATTATACTGTTGCTGGTATGTGCATATTGCTTCTTTATGAGTGCTATAATATTGCCGACTCTTTTCATTATGCTCTTCTTTCTGCTCTCGATAACGGTGCTTCTGGTAGGCCTTTTTCTCTTCCTGATGTTCTTGCCAATACTGCTTTCTCTCTTCAATATGAGCAGTATAATAGGCTTTACTCTCAGCTTTTTGACAACTTTTACACTCAGAACGAAGTCTCTTCCCTTTTCGAGAGAAAAACTCAGGGGTAGCAGGATAGGAATTGGGGCACTTGGAACATTGCTTCTGAGGGGTGTCTTGAGGTATGATGTCCATACGGAAAGCCTCCTATGCTTTTCGTCACGCCAGGGAGTGTTAGCGCACTGCTCTGGCAACACAATATTACCTCTGTATTATAGCATACATCCGCTTGAGAAGCAAGTCGAACGGAGGTATGCATAATGGCTGCTCTCAGTTTAGTCCCAAGCGTCTACTTCAATATCAAGCTCTATGGGGCCGTGTGTGATGGTATCCATGACGATACCTCAGCAATTGCTTCAACCCTTGCCGCTCTGGGTCCATCTGACGGGACAATTATCATTTCTGGGACGTGTAAAGTCACTTCAACTATCAGTTACAGTCTCTCAGCAAATCAACATGTGATTATCGAGGGAGTAGGCAATGCCAAGATTGTGTCTACGATTGCTGAGCCTGGAGGTGAGTCGGGTATTTTTGCCTTTACGGGCGATAGTGGCGCAACCGCTCGCTTAACGATACGCAACCTCGTGATTAGTCACACCAATAGCGGCTTGGGCAACCTGGACGGGATTTATGTGCAACCTCTCAATTATGGCAGTGGTGGCACGCAAAGCCTAGCTAACATCGAACTCGACAATGTGCGGATTACCGGAGCAAGCCTGTATGGTTGTCGTCTCCTGGGTGTACTCGGTGGGAAAATTAGCAATTGTCTGATGAACAGCAACCGCAATGCGGGGCTAGGACTGACGGGCTGCATTGATATCGAGATAGAAGGTGGAGATTATTCAAGCAATGTGACGGGCGGCCTTACCGGTGATTATGGAATTACGCTGACCAGTAGCAGCCTCTTACCTTATAGCAAAAACATTCTCTTTGAAGGTGTGCAAGCCAACAACAATGGGCGTAAGGGAATTGATGTTCACCACGGGCATAACATCCACATGTTCGGGAATACCACAGTAGGTAATGGCTATTGCGGTATCTATGCCGTGATGGAAGATTCCACCAAGGATGTTGGAGATATTACCATTATCGGCAATACGATTGATCAAACAGGTGGAAACAACACACTTATCAATTATTGTATCAATGTAGGAACGTTCGGCACAACTGGTGCTCTCTCTCCTGGCGCGTTTATTGTGAGCAATAACACAATTAATGGAGTCGATGCTGGGGCGGCTACCAGTGCCGCTATTCGGGTGATGAGTGCGACGACGGGGGCAGCTCCTGACCGTGTAGTCATCACTGACAATACCATCAAAAAAGGTTCAGGGAGCTCAGGATGGCCCATCTTGACGGATAATGCCCTGGCTATCCCCTATCTTGAGATTGCGAATAATATCATCCATACCGCCTCATGCGCACAAGGGGTCATTGTTCAAGCGGCCACTGATGTCGTCTGTACAGGAAATGACCTTCGTATCGACGGTGGGACGCCCACCTACGGTATCAATATTGTCTCTACCGCTAATGCGCTTGTCACGTCCAATCAAATCAATGGGCAAGCTCCCTCGACGCTTGCCATCACCAATACAAGCACAACTCACCTTGTACGAGCTAACACACAAAATGGGGTAGCTCTTGCTGATACGGCACGAACGGCCCCATTCACGGTGACAGGCGGGCTCACCGTAGATGCCTTTGGTCACTTGCTCTCCTTAGCCACGGGGACACCCACCCTGACGGCGGTCAATGCCAACGTAGTCAATCAAGTTGTCTCTGGTAACGATGTGAGAGGAACGATCACCTTTGATATTCAAACAGGAACGCTTGCAGCAGCATCGGCTTTGTTTACGGTCAACTTTGCACAAGCCTATGGGTCAGCCCCTGTGCCTATGACGACCAATGCCTCCAATCAGACAACCAGTGCCTTTTATGTCACGGCGCAAGGGACAAGTACCTTTGTGGTGCGCAATTCGGCAGCCTTGGCCGTGCTGACCGGCTATAAAATCAACTACATGGCGATGGGATAGGGAGGACGCGCACATGACCTATCTCGCCACTATCCTCGCTGACCACCCAACGGGTTTTTGGAGGCTCAATGAGACGGCTGGAAGTACCGCCTATGACCTCTCCGGTAATGGCTACGATGCGACCCTCTCCGGTGCCACCCTCAACCAAGCCGGAGCCTTGTACAAAGACCCCGATACAGCCGCATATTTTACCAGCCTTGGCGGTCTCACTGTCCCTGCATCGCTCTCGCTCCTCATCAATACCTGGATTACCTTATCGGTTGAATTCTGGATTAACCTCGGCACTTGGCAACACGTTGTGGTCACCTGGGGAGGTGGGAACACCATCCTCTACCTGAATGGGCAAGTGGTGAGTAGCAGTTCAACCGGAACGGTGCTAGTAAGCTCTACATTGGAGATGATAGGCTCTCTCACGGCGGCAGGTGACTTAGATGAGGTGGCGATTTATGGAGGTGTGCTTTCCGCGAGCACGGTTTGGACACATTACACCGCCGGTCTGGGTTGGCTCTTTGGCTCCTACCTGGTCAAGATTGCCGGTGTCCCGTCCTATGTCCTGGCAGGGACGCTTTCCATTCAAGCGGCCATAGGACGACGCTCACAAGCCTCCTTCGTCATCCACAATCAAGAGGTGACCACGCATTACCAGCAATACCAGCAAGTCGCCATTTATGACCAGAATGGAGCCCTTGCCTTTTCGGGCTACATCACTGACCCCAAAGAGCAGCAACCTGGCTTTGCCCGTTCACTCACCCACACCATCACCTGCTGTGACCAACACTATTGCGCCGATAAACGTGTGGTAGCGGCGACCTATGTCAATCGCACAATAGGGTACATGGTCAACGACATGGTAACGAACATTCTTGCTGCCGAGGGTGTGACCGTCGGGCTTATTACCGACCCTGGGGTTGCTATCCCGAATGCGACCTTTGTTTACTGCACAGTCGCGGCAGCCCTGGATGCGATGGTCAAGGAAGCATCTTCTTCAGGTATCCCGTACTACTGGCAAATTGACCAATTCAAGCAGTTGTGGTTTGTGCCTTACACGGCTATCGTGAACTCCAACATCATTGATGGGACCCAACTCGACATGAGGCACAGCCCGCCTACGGTTACACGTGCTAATCCCTTATATCGCAATAGTCAATACATCACGGGCGGGGTTGCCCAGACGGTCACACAGCACGAGACACGGCAAGGAGACGGCCAGCTTACCACGTTCACGATGGGCTATGACCTGGCTTCTGTTCCAACCATCACGGTGAATGCGGTCTCGAAAACCGTCGGTATCCGGGGGGTAGACACCGGCAAAGATTGGTACTGGCAACAAGGCTCCCCGGACATCTCACAGGACAGCAGTGGGACCAAGCTCATAAACACCGATACACTCGCGGTAACCTACATTGGCCAGTATCCAAGCATCATTGCGAGTACCAATACTGCACAAGTGACCGCACAGGCGGCCATTGATGGCACATCGGGCATTATTGAGGTGGTAGACACAGACAACACCCTCAAAGACTTATCCAGTGGACTGATGGAAGCCTCGGCATTGCTCACACGCTACGGGGTGCAAGGGACGATTTTCGAGGGAGAGACTCTGACAAGTGGCTATGCACAGGGGCAACTCGTCACCTTCACTCTTCCATCCTATGGCTTGAACAGTGCGCAGATGCTCATAGAAGAGCTAACCGTTTCTGACCAAATAGACGGGTACAACCTGTACTATCATATCAAAGCGGTGCTTGGGCCGTCTGATACGTCTTGGGTGCAATTCTTTGGCTCACTGTTCAGACCGAACCAGCCTGGCAACAGCATCAATGTGAGTAGCACATCAACTGTGACATTGCTCGTGGCCTTGACGGCGACCATTACGCCGACTATCACACTCACACCCACAGCTATCATGTGTCCTTTACCGTCAAGCTCGTTATTTCCGTCGAGTACGTTGTACCCATGTTGAGGAGGTAGTGCATGTCCATTGCGATGACGGTGACTAACAACGGTCATAATATGTTTCGCAGTAGCACGAGCGGGAACGCAAACCCGAAGTTTTTCTATGTGGCTATTGGGTCAGGCACAACGGCCCCTACGGTGACAGATACGCAATTACAAGCAGAAACATTTAGGAAGGCCATTACTAGTTACGTCAATGGGGCTTCAGTGGGCGAGATACTCATTAGCTGTTATCTTGCACCATCAGATGCAATAGGGGCCAATATACAGGAAATAGGCGTGTTCGCAGATTCATTTGCATCAAGTACGCCCAATAGCGGGACACTCTTTGCACGGGCTTTATGGTCGCACCCAACGAAGACCGCAACCGAATCCATCATTTTGCAACTAGACGCTATCTTCTAAACAAGAAAGTGAGGAGACTATGCCAATAGGGGGACACATTTATAGTAAGTTTGGTCCATTCGTGGCAAATTCTGCACCGCCTATTGATCAAACATTCTTGAACGCGGTCGAAGCCTTCTTATATCTCGTCAATTCGGGAGCGGTTGACCAGAATATCGGTTCGGACGCTAGCGGAGTGACGTTTGCAAAGGCCACCAGTGCCTACGATAGCACGGTGGTCACGGGAACCACGGCAGGCACAGCCACGGTTTGGCAGTTCTTGCGTATCGGCAGTCTCGGCGGCCTCAATTCGGCTTACCTCCATTTTGTGGGCTACAAGAATGCAACGGGCACTGAACAAAAAATCACCTTGCCGGTGGCCTTTGGCTCGTATGCCTTGTACCTTGCCGGTGGGATACCGCAATGTCACATCTGGAATGGTGGTGCTCAGGTGAACTCTCATGTGGACACGGCAAATGGGTTCCCGACGCCGCCAGGAGCCGGTGGGAGTTCATCTGGCAATAGTGCTTTCAATGCGTTCTCATTTGGGCAGTTGACGGCAGCTTTTAACCAGATAGGTTTGGGTATCTCGCAGAGTAGTACGTATACCGGTGGGGTATTTCTTATCGGGGTTTAGTAGTACGCGAGATAGGAAGAAAGGTATCAATCATGCCAGATAATTTTTTCGGCAAGATTTCCGTTGATGAAGCGGCTACACAAACGCCGGTCAACATCACCGTAGCCGCAGGCACAAGTGGTGGAACAACTCCAACGACAACGGGAACCTGTACCGCTAATGCAGATAACCTGGTGACTTTTGCGAGTGCGGTCAGGATTATCCAACTGCATAATCAATCGAACGTGAATGTCCCCTACGAACATGATATTGTGGCCTCGGCCACATCTCCCTATCTTGCACCGGGCCAGTTAGCGTATATCGATGTGCATACGACTTCTCTGCATGTGTATCCAAGTCAAGCGTTGCCTATCAATGCGGCCAGTGGGCTTATTGTGAGGGGGTGGAACTAATGTCTTTCATTTATACCCCACCACGCTCCGGCGCGGCTCTCTTGGTAGCAGCTTCTACTGCTTTGGTATCCTCCAAACTCAGGGCGGATTATGTCTGTACAGGGTCAAATGACGACGTGACCATCAATCTTGCACTTGCTGCTGTGTCGGCCACTGGTGGGACTGTTCGATTATCAGAGGGGGCATACTCGACATCTGCCTCTCTGGTCATTTATAGCAATACCAGGCTCATTGTTGACCCAGGCGCAACCGTGACAAGTAGCAATACCAATCTACTCAAGAATGCATCTACCATTCCAAGTCGAACCGTGACGGATGCGGTGACAACAGCCGCCTCTGCTACTGTTACCTCTGCTACTGCTAATTTTACATCGGGTGATGTGGGGAAATATGTGGGTGTTGTGGGCGCGGGGCCCAATTATGGGTTGTCTACTGCACCAAGCTCCCTGTATGGGACTATCACCACGGTCAACAGTTCCACAAGTATTACCGTCTCAGTGGTGGCTACTCTGACGACTTCGGGTTCCACATTAAATGTCTATCCTGCACGAGATACAAACATTGTGGTAGAAGGCGGAACGTGGAACAGGGGGAACGTGGATGCAATCTATCAGACGTTAAATTCGCACGGCTTTCTGTTCCGTCGGGTGGACACGTTACTCGTTTCTTCCCTGAAACACACGAGTACCGGAACGAACGGCTTAGGTGGAAGATATGCGGTCGCCATTGGAGACTGTACAAAAGTCGTCGCGGAAAAGTTAGACTTCTCTACATCGGGCGATGGTGTGCATTGCACTGGCCCCGGTCAGTACATCACTGTAAGGGACATAAAAGGTACAACGGGTGATGACCACGTAGCCTTTACTGGTATTGATGGACAGTCTCAGGTAGGTTCTTCTCTGGGGGACGTGAATGGCGGGTTTACCGATGTTCTGGTGGAGGATATCCAATCGAACGGCTCGTGGACTTCTCTGAAGATTACAGGGGGGATGACATCAGGCAACGTGGCCAACTCCATTTCACGCTTTAAGGCAAAAGACCTTTTCGGAAGTGTGGTGAATGGTTCAGTCAATATCCTCGATTACGGGGGTGCGACGACATTTACCGGTGAAATAGAGAATGTCAATGTGGTCACAGGGACAAACTTTCCTCTCTGCAAGCTAGGGGCAACCAATGCTTCAGAAGTGGTGTTGAGGGGGTTCAAATGGCCGAATGTTGCTACCCCCACGAGCGGTGTCATTCAAATCACCCAGAACGTCACAAGTCTTCTCATCAAGGATATGGAATTTCTGTACTCAGGTGCAACGGGCGGGCCGATTATTCTGTGCAGTACCACCTTTCTGCGACAGTTGGCTCTTGA